CTATATCACTAACCCAAGTTGTTCAATTTGACGCCGATGCTCTGCACTTGTGGTCATAATATAAATTCGGGTGGTGTTGATAGAGCTGTGCCCCAGAATGTCGGCCAGTTTGGCAATATCCTTCTCGATACCGTAGAAGGTTCGAGCAAAGAGCTTCCGGAGGTTATGTGGGAACACCTTGGACGCTTTTACTCCGGCAGTTTCGCATAACCGCTTCATTGCTGCCCAAATATTGCTGCGGTTCAATGGTTTGCCGGAGCGTGTAACAAAGATGGTGCCGGCTGTGATTCCGTGCCGCTTAGCATAGTTCAGCAGAATATTTCTCAGTTTGCCCGGTACGAGGATCGTCCGGGTTTTGTTTTTGCAATCCACAGTGACCTGACCATACCGGACAGCCTCCACAGTAAAATACTGTAGTTCCGACACACGGATGCCGGTGCCACAGATAGTTTGAATCACCAAGTTTAATTGTTCTTGATGCCTGGATGCCTCCAACAACCGCATATACTCTGCCTTAGTCAGTTCTTTGTCTTCTGTGCAATAGGTCTGTTGCTGCATCCGGATATTCTTTGCTTTGCAACCGGACAACCCAAGGAAATCCAGTAAACTGTTCACACTGGCAAGCATAGAGTTGATCGACCGGACGGCATAGCCTTGCTCTGTCAGTTGTTTTTTCCACGCTATTACCAGCTCTTTAGTAATTTCCGCACCGGCTATGAATGTGCAGAAAACCTGCACATCTCGGAGATACTTCTCCTGGGTTGCATTGCTCTTTTCCTCTCGGCAGAGAAATTCAGAAAAATTGTTGATAAGGTTAACGGTTAAAGTCATAATTGTTGCCTCCTTGTTTTGGTGTCTCTATTGTACCCAAAATCAAGTAACGTAAGAAAAACACAAATATCAAAAAACAAAATCATCCGCATAATGGCTCGCCTGAGTCAGTATGCGGATATTTTTCATAGGCAACACCTCCAAGTCCGTGTGATGTTACCTCTGTATTGGCGTTATATCAACTGTCATTACTCACAAATCTTTACCCCACCAAAGAAGTGGAATACAAGCTTTCTTTCCGGGGAAACCATCACCTTGTCAATCGACACCAGCCATAGCTTTTCATCAAACTCCTTTAGTACGCCGTCCCTCTCGGCCAATTGGATCATAAAGGCTTCCAATACATCCGCTTCTTGCTGCCGTTCCTTTTTTGCCTGCAGAAGCGTATCCACCTTTTCCTTGGCGGTAATGTACCTCTGTTCCAGCTCTGCATATCGGGCGGCGTAGGTGATTTGGTCAAGGGCGGTTTGGGAGTTCTCCGTTACGCACCGCTGTGTCAGCTCGATCAGCACCGCTACCTCCTGGGTTGCTGCATCAATCTGTGCATCGATTTCCGTAAAGTCAACGAGTGTTTCCCAAACCACCTGCAGATCCGCAAGCACCATCTCCTTGTTCCCGTACACCTCATTGAATGCCTCGACAAATCGTTCCTTGATGTCTTCCTCGTCCAAGTTCGGTGTTTGGCATTTGCCGGTGCCGGCATACTTGCCGTTGCATCGCCATATCCCTTTCCGGTACGGCTGATTGGGGTGCCATACCTTGTTACCGAAGTATTCACCGCAGTCTCCGCAAACGAGCCGGGTGGAAAGCACGCTGTTGCCACTGTACTTTCTGCCTATGGCTTTTCTCCGTTCCATCTCCGTCTGCACCAAATCCCACTCATCCGGTTTGATGATTGCCGGATGTGAATTTTCCACATAGTATTGGGGAACTTCGCCCTCGTTGGGCTTCATTTTCTTTGTGAGGAAATCCACGGTTATGCGTTTCTGTAATCTTGCATCCCCGCGATATTTCTCGTTGGTGAGGATGCTTTCGACCGTGCTTGCCCTCCAGTTCGCTTTGCCCGCCGGGGTTGGTATGCCTTCTGCGGTAAGCAACCGAGCAATGCCTCCGGTGGTCTTACCGCCAATGAATAGACTGTAAATCCGCTGCACGATCTCTGCTTCCTCCGGCACAATCTCCGGCAGACCGTCTTCGCCTTTGCGGTAGCCAAGGAACTGCTTATAGGGTAATGCCACCTTGCCGTCTGCAAACTGCTTCCGCTTGCCCCAAGTGACGTTCTCGGAAATGCTCCGGCTCTCCTCCTGGGCAAGTGAGGACATAATGGTAATCAGAAGCTCACCTTTGGAGTCAAGGGTATAGATATTTTCCTTTTCAAAGTAGACCTCGACACCTTTTTCCTTTAGCCTCCGGACGGTAGTGAGGCTGTCCACGGTATTTCGGGCAAAGCGACTGACGCTCTTGGTTACGATCAAATCAATGCCGCCAGCCAAGGCAAAATCCACCATCTCATTAAAGCCGTCTCGGTTTTTGGTATTGGTGGCAGAGATGCCTTCGTCCGTATAAACCTTCACAAACTGCCAATCCGGTCGGGACTGAATGTAGTGGGTGTAGTAGTCCACCTGGGCTTCATAACTGGTCTGCTGCTCTTCGCTGTCCGTGGAAACACGGGCATAACCGGCAACTCTCCGCTTGGCTGTGGATGAATGGGGCATCCTGGTCAGCGGATTGATTGTTGCGGGTATAACTGTTATTGCTCTTGCCATTTTACTGCCTCCTCATTTTTGACTTCTGCTTGGCGGCTTCTTTCATCTCCGGTGTCCAGCTCTCGGCTCGGGACCGGTCTGCCCAGGTTGTTTCCACTGTCCTGCCGTCCCGGAGATGGTAGCAAAGACTGTTGTTTTCGCCTACGCAGATGTGCCTTACCGTTGCCGCGAAAATATGCTCATCGAACTGCTCCAACCCAAGCACCTCCGCCGTGGCGGCCATTAAGGTTTCCTCGGGGATTTGCTTGGAGGTTGGGCAGTAGACTTTGCCCATCGTGTTAAAGGTTTGGCAGATCCAAACCACCCTCGCTGCCGTCTTTTTCCGGCGGTAGTGTTTTCCACAGCCGTTGCAGATCAGCTTGCCGGTAAAGGGGTATGTTCCTTTCTCTCCACCGGCTTTGAAGTGGTCTGCCTTGCTGTCCGCAAGCTTCTGGACTGCTTCAAAATCGGCAAGGCTGATAATCGGCTCGTGGGCACCGACCACACGGAACATTGGATGCTGCCCCTTATTCCTTACGGTCTTTTTGGTTATGTGGTTTTCCCGGTAGGTGGTCTGCAGGAGTAGGTTTCCGGTGTAGGTGTAATTGTGTAGGATTTTTTGAATAGAAAAGGTCGACCAAGGTTTCCCTTGCTTTGTGTACTGACCACGCTCGTTCAGCTCTCTTGCAATGGTAATGAAGCCTTTACCGGAAAGGTACTCCGCAAACAAGAACCGGACAAGTTCTGCCTCCTCCGGTATCACTTGATAAGTGCCGTCCACCAATCGGTAGCCGAGCATCCCCCAACGCCAGGGCTTGCCTTCCTCGAAGTTTCTCCGGATGCGCCACTTTTGATTTTCGCTTGCGGACCGGCTCTCTTCCTGGGCGTAGGAGGCAAGGATCGTCAGCATCAGCTCTCCGTCTGCACTGAGGGTGTGGATGTTCTGTTCTTCAAAGAACACATCGATCCCCAGTAGTTTCAGTTCACGCACGGTCTCCAGCAAGGTGACCGTATTGCGGGCAAATCTTGATATACTCTTGGTTATGATTACATCTATTTTCCCCATCCGGCAGTCTGTGAGCAATCTCTGAAAATTTTCACGGGTATCCTTTGTTCCGGTTAGCGCCTCATCTGCGTATACACCGCAATATAGCCACCCTGGGTGATTTTGGATTAGCTGACTGTAATAGCTGACCTGTGCCGACAGGGAGTGGAGCATTGCATCCTTACCGCTGGACACTCTTGCGTAGGCAGCCACCTTCTTTATTAGGGGCTGAACCTGGGTGGAGTGTTCCACTTTTGTAATAATTCTTTTCATAGGCATTTCCTCCTTTGTAGTACGCATATTACCTCTAAAAGGCCATATTATCCACTCATTTATCGGTCATTTATCGGAATATACTACACAAAGATATGGAGTGCCGTTTGGCGATTATTGCATCAATTTTATCGTACTCTTCCTTGGTAATTGTCCCGCGTTTGAGCATCTCCCGGACAAGGCTCATGGTGGTTTGGTAGGCAATGAGGTGCTTACGGTATTCATCCATCTGCGGCAACCCCCTTACTCCGTGCCAGGGCATAGCACGCCCGGGAGCAGTAGATTCGGTTCTTGTTGCCGTAGCTGATAAACTCCGCACCGCATTGGGGACAGACCAGTTTGTAGTAGGCTTTCCGCTGCACTTGATCCAAGTGGCTGTTCCACCACTTGGTGCGACACTCGGCACAACAGAAGCGGCGGGGCCGGCCGTTACCGGTTTGTGGCAGTTCCTTCCCACACGCCTCACAATGCCCCTCGGTTGGCTTTGTCGGCGGTTTTTCAACAGCAAGCCCGTTTCTCTGCATATATCCTTTCACAGCGTTAACCGACAAGCACAGGGTTGCGGCTATCTTCTTGTAGCCGTAGCCCTTTTTGTCATATAACCGGTGGATTTGCGACTTCTCATAATCAGTCATTTTGATGCCTCCTTCTGAAGAGGCAATTCCACCCCTCCACCTACCACCGGACATCAAAACGCCATTTGGACGAAAAATGAACCATCTTTTTTTGAGGTCGCATAAGAATATATGATGCGACCTCCCTTAACGCATATGGGTACGGAGCAGTTCCTTCAGCTCCACCATATTCTCATACAGAATGGCAAACTCCGTAGGGCTGCAATCATTGAGCAGTTCCATAATGCTTCCGCTGTTACTCTTGTCCAGACCGGAAGACGGGAGCAACAGATGATCCGGTGTCGTGTTAAGTACAGAGGCAAGGGTAATGACCGTCCCCACGGATGGCGTACGCTGACCTGCCTCCAGCTTCCGGATGTAAGTGTCGGACACACCGGCTAAGTCTGCTAGGGTTTCCTGTGAAATTTTCTCCAAGCGCCGATACTGCCGGATTCGCTTTGCAATGAGCTTTTTGTACATAAATATCCCTCCAAATAATTCTTTAGAATGAGACTTGTCATTCCTATAAATACTTTAAGGGGAATGCACAAAAACACAAGCATCCCACGAATTGCATCAAAAATTAGCAAAAAATGCCCTTAATTGACACTCCCAGTACCCCTACCGGTACAGCCGGTCTCTGTCGCAACAGGAAATGGTGCGGTATAATTTCCCTATTATCTATAAGGGAGCTTTCGTTATGTCGAACCAAGAGGAAAAACAAAAAATACGCCAACGATACCGGGGCGTCGCACCTGACGAGATTGAGAAAATCCCCGCTATAGAGGACAAAGACATATTCGAGGATGAAAGCGATAAACGGGTTGGCGTGTATGTGCGCGTATCCACGGATGACCCCCGGCAGACATCTTCCTTTGAGCTACAGCAGAACCACTATACGGATCTCATCGACCGCCGACCGGGTTGGCATCTTTACAAGATTTATGCAGACGAGGGTATTTCCGGCACCTCCCTAAACCACCGGGATGCTTTCCTGCAGATGATCGAGGACTGTAAGCAACACAAAATCGACCTTATTATCACGAAAAGTGTGTCCCGTTTTGCCCGTAACATCTATGACTGCATCGGCCATGTGCGTATGCTTGCAGATCTGAAACCCCCGGTTGGCGTGCTGTTTGAGACAGAGAACATATACACGCTGAAGGAAGGCAGCGAGATGGCACTTTCCTTTATTGCCACCCTTGCCCAGGAGGAGTCCCGGACAAAGAGCAGTTCTATGAACCTCTCCTATGAGATGCGTTTCAGCAGAGGCATTTTCCTTACTCCGGAGCTGTTAGGCTACGACAAGGACGAGGACGGCAATTTGGTTATCAACGAGGACGAGGCTCTGACTGTCCGGTTGATATTCTTCATGTTCCTTTACGGATACACGGTGCAGCAGATTGCAGAAACGCTGACAAAGCTAAAGCGGGTCACCAAGCGTGGCAATTACAAATGGACTACCAGCTCCATAATGGGCATTTTGCAGAATGAGCGTCATTGCGGAGATGTCATTGCTCATAAGACCTGGACACCAAACTTTCTGACCCACAAGTCGGTAAAAAACGAGGGTGAGAACTTAAAGAAGCCGAAGTACATAAAAAGAGATCACCACGAAAGCATCATCTCCCGGGATGACTTCATTGCTGTGCAACAACTTATTTCCTTCAGTGATCGTGGTCGCACCGGAATGTTGCCGCAGATCCACGTTATCGACAAAGGCGCTCTGCGTGGCTTTGTTGTCATCAACCCCCGGTGGGCAGGCTTCACCGCAGAGGATTATTTAACTTCGGTGGAGTACATCACACCCTCCTTCAAAGAAGAGGTTATTGCCGATAGCACCGTAACACCGGAGATCGGCACCGTGGATCTGCGAGGATTTGAAATTGTCCGGGGACAGTTTTTCGGAGCCAACCGCGCCTGTACAGTTACCCTTACACCGGAAGTTTTGCGTTTTACCTCTTCGTGTCTGCAAAAACTGGACAATTGCCGGTTGGTGGAGTTTCTTTTTGACCCAATTAGGAAGCTCCTGGTAGCAAGACCAACCGCAAAAGGAAACAGAAACGCAATCGAGTGGCTTTATTTTGACGGCAAAAAACATCACGCCCGGAAGGTTCTTGGCCGTGCATATTTGCCGGTAATTTTTGAGTTGATGCAGTGGAATGCTGAGTGGTCATATAGCATTCAGGGTGAGTGTTTGGGTAATGGTAAGGACTCGTTTTTGCTATTCGACCTAAACGATGCCGAAGGTGTTATCCGGCAAAAGCGTACTGCGGATACAGAAGGCGCACCTGCTGTGCTTACGGAAGGGACCCCAAAGCAACCGGTCAAAGCAATGCCGCAAGAGTGGCTGTCCAGCTTTGGCACAGAATACTATGCGCCCTCCGCTATCGGTCCGGCAGAAGCCTCTCCAGATGGCTGGAATGTGCAAGCGTCCGGAAAGCCGATGCCCCGGAATGACAGCTTTGTTGCTACCAGTGAGGCAGATTTAAAGCAAGGCATCGCAATGCTTATTGAAACTATGACAGAAGGAAGTGCTGGCAATGGATGAACAGATGATGATTGGTGACGTGGACGGTGCCGATGTGGGGAAACCCTTTTCTATCGACCCGGTTACCGGAAAAGAAGATGAATTCACCCCAGTAGAGAATTTCTCTTACGCCGGTTATCAGATTACCCGCGAGGAGTTTTTTGCCCACGCCAAGGAGCCGGCACTGTGCATCTGCGAAAACAAGCTCTACGTCAATAAGGTGTGTCTGCGTAAAGCACCGGATGCTGAAAGAGTGTTTGTTATGGTTTCTCCGGAGGAAAAGAAAATTATTATCAAGCCCTGCTCTGCGGAAGCCAAGGATTCTATCCCCTGGGTTACAGCCAAGGGCAATCCCAGACAAGTTACCTGCAAGCCCGCTTTCTGCGCCCAAATTACGGAGCTAACCGGGTGGAATTTAGATAACCGCTACAAGATGATTGGAAAGATGGTCCGCAACAAAGGAGAACGGCTATTCATTTTTGATTTGGGGGCAGCTTTGGTTTATCCCCGTAAGCCCGTATTGGACGAGGAAGGCAATGTGGTGCAACGCAAGCCTACCCGGGAGCCGGTGTATATGGAGTCCTGGCGGCATCAGTTTGGCTTGCCGGTGGAAGAGCATGAACGGCAGTATGCCATTAACCGCTTTGATGATTATGTGGTGATTTCCGTCCAGGGTAAAAAGCCACAAGCAAAAAAGAAACCGGAACTAGATAAGGAGGATACCTAATGCAACTTATACTTACTGAGCCTGTAAAGGGCTTGTCTGTTGACATCAAAAAGCGCCGTATTCGCATTTCCCGGAAGGTCTTTGAGAAGCTGAATATGCCGGAGTATTTTCGCATACTGGTTAATCCAAACTCCAAGGGATTGGTGTTGGAGGGGTGTGCAGAAGCAGCGAAAGGCGCATATCAGCTGTCCAAGGTACCGGCGCATAAAGCGTCATACGAACTTACCAGCACCAGCTTAATGGGAGAGCTTGTGCAGGTCGCAGGCTTTGCGGGGTTGGATCTTGTGAAGCTTATTGGCTATCCCATAGCCGGTCAAGCAGCACTCTTTTTTCGCATGGAAATACAAACAAGCGAAAGAGGTGCGTAGGATGGCAGAGACAACATTTCAAATAGATCCGGAATTCAAACGACTATTGCCGGAGCTTTCCGAGACAGAACTAAGCCAGTTGGAGTCCAATATTCTGACAGATGGTTGCCGTGATCCCATCGTGGTATGGAACGGCATCATCGTAGACGGGCATCACCGGTACGATATATGCAAGCGAAATAAGGTCACCTTCAAAGTGGAACATAAGGACTTCGCTTGCCGGGAAGAGGCAATACAGTGGATTTGTATGAACCAAATCGGGCGCAGGAATATCGCACCGGAACGACTTCGATACCAAATCGGCAAGCGGTATAATGTGGAGAAAATGCTCACTGCTCACAATCCTCGGGGTAAAAATCAATACACCGAGGTCGCATCAGGAAATATGATGCGACCTCCTCAGGATGTACGGATGGGTACTGCGGCTTCCATTGCTCGTGTTTACAACATCTCCCACTTTGCCGTACATACCTACAAGGATATTGCTGCCGCCATTGATGCCATTGCAGAGAAAGACAGACGCTTGGTGGACAAGTATTTATCTGGACAGTTGCGCATAAAAAAGGATGATTTGATGACCATTGCAGATATGTCAAAATGGCAAGTACGAGCGCTCACAAATGCAATCATCCGGCAACGGAAAACCATATGCCGAACACAGGATGTTTTGGAAGCATTGTCTTCCCGGGATCTGCAATTGGAGAATCAAAGTGCAAGAGAACGGCGGCAGGCACAGACTTGTGCCACGATGCCCTCCGTCAAGGATATGCCTGTTTACGATCCAGATGGCGAGGTTGCCGGTCTATCTCTTACAATTCCATCCTGGAACTCATCAATCGAGCGTGTTTTTAATAAGACCAATATGGCCGATATATCAGATAAAGCACGGACACAGCTTCGGATTGGGCTATTGGCTCTGCGTGATAGTATCGACCTAATATTACTGGCCATTGAGGAGGTAACGGAGAATGGCTAATGACTATGAGTACAGCGAATTTGTCCCGGATGTTCACTTTGAACTGATCCCCATAAAAATGTTGGTCTCCAATCAGACCTATCAACGCCCAATCTCTGCCGCACACGTGGGTAGAACCGCACAGCATTTCAATGTTTACCAAATCAACCCGGTCAAAGTCAGCCGCCGGGATGGGACCAACTATGTGTTTGACGGCCAGCACACCATTGAGACCGTAGCTACCGCATCCGGCTCTCGGGAGACTCCTGTTTGGTGTATGATTTATGACGATTTGGAGTATGAGCAGGAAGCCGATATCTTCGCTAATCAGAAGAAGCATACCCGCCCCTTAAAATCCATCGAGATATTCAATGCCCACGTGGAGGCAGAAAACGATGTGCAGCTGACCATCAAGAGCATTGTGGAGAGCTACAATTTGACCATCTCTGCCCGGAAAGTGCCCGGCTGTGTCAATGCGGTCAGTGCCTTGGAATACATCTTCGATAAGTTCGGATATCAGGTGCTTGACCGGGCTCTTTTCCTGTTGGTGTCCACTTGGGAAGGTGAAACTGATTCCCTCAGTTGTAATATGCTGAAGGGCATAGCCAAACTGATTGTGGCCTATGGAGATAATTTGAACGATGAACAGTTCGTAGACCGGTTGAGCAAGGTTTCCGTCCGGGAAATAATCCGCACAGCAAAGGATCGGCACGCCGGCACCCAAGGCTATGCAGAAGCAATGCTCCTGCAGTATAATAAGCGGCTGAAGTACCCCCTCCGTTGGAAGTCCCTGCACAGCGCCATTGACGCCCAAGCCGGAGCTACCGAAGAGGATGAAGCACAACAAATCAGTATAGACGGTGGCTTTCTTGCCGGCTCCGGACTAGGTGGTGCGATAGATGGGGATGATGCGGACGATGATGAATTTGACGATGAAGCTGCTCCTAGCTACGCAGGTGCGCTTCCAAATCAAACACTTATGGACAATTTATCCCTGAAAAGTAGCGATTAATTCACCAATGTCTGGTCTGTTATCATTCTAAAGAACACCTAAAATAACGCATAAGGAGGTTCTGTGAAACTGCCTTTGCCCCTATAATATGTATTGGAATGAGCATACTCATTCTAAAGGAGGGGCTGCACATGAATATTGAAGCGTTGGGTAATAAAATACAGCAGTTCCGTGAGGCGCGAGGTCTTACGCAAGAAGAGCTTGCCGTCCAGACCGGTATCAGTGTTAAGCATATCAGTGTGCTTGAACGCGGTGTTAAACAGCCCAGACTGACAACGCTGGTTACCATTGCAGAGGTTCTTGGGGTTACACCCAACGATCTGCTTGCAGATGACTACCCGGAAAGTGACTATCTCAAAGCCATCGAGGCAAAGGTCGCACCCTTGTCCTCTGAAAAGCAGGAAAAAATCTATAAGATCATCTGCACCGTCTGTGAGGAATTGTAAAAATACGGCTCTCATTACTGTTCCAGTATGGGAGCCGTTGTCATTTTATACGACATTGGATCTATTTTTGGTTCTGTTGGAACTAGCAACTTGGCTTGATGGCTCCTGTTATCCCTCCGTTCCCCCGGGTATAATATTCTTTGGAACTACCCGCTAGTTCTAGAAGGAGGGATTCGAGTGGATTTATGTGCGATTGGAGCTAGAATCAAAGCTGCACGAGAGCGTGCCGGATACACCCAAGAAGATCTCGCTGCAGAACTTGATATGAGTCCAACACACATAAGCGTTCTGGAACGTGGTGTAAAAGCCCCAAAACTGGAAACGCTTGTGAGAATAGCAAATACCCTCCGTGTATCAACGGATATGTTGTTACAGGATGTAGCCACTTATTCGAGTGATGGCATTGCTTCTGAGTTATCTATTGCAATTTCAAAATTGCCACGCAAGGAACAAGAAAAGATCCTCAATGCCATCCGTGCATTAACTGAATAATCCTAGAGAGCTGTTTCGGCAGCTCTCTTTTTTGTTCGCCAAATTACGAGGGACTTCGACAAACGCTTTCTATTATACTCGTTCTAGTAGAACTAGATACCCTTTCTTTCAGGGCGGTTCTACGTGCTGTGGCCACAGCAGAAATACACTTGAAAAGGATTGAGTATTTATGAAGACAATAGAGCAAATCACTGAGCAATTCACTAATCGGGCTATCCTGGAGGCAATGGCAGATGTGTTCCGGGAAAAGGACAAGGATTTCTTTGATGATGAAGTACGAATGCTCACCGCAGTCGCAACCCTCAAAAAAGAACTGCCCGCAGAGTTTACCCCTTCAGTGGACAGTTACATCAAAGCACACGAAACCGATGTGTTGACGCAGATCGTTTATGCCGGTTATCACGGATTCCAAATCAATCGGGATAATTTTTATGCACCTTTTGGCATCGACTTCACTCGGGGAGAATTCTTCGATATTGCGAAAGAGCATATCATCGGTCGTTTCCCGATGAACTACGAAGCCAATGCGGTTATCGATGCGTTTTATAAGGCTTTGCCGGAAAATCTCCGTGAATTCCACGACCATATCAGTGAGTATTTCACCCACTTTGAGTGCGCCGGACCCAAGTTTGCCCACTACGCAGGGTATATGCTCGGAAATCAGCTGTTGCCTTGGTTGATCCCGGGCTACAGGGTAGACACCATACAGACGATGAAATACAGCCGGGAAATAGAACAGTATTGCGGATATTTGCCCATATAACGCAAAAAATCCCCAGGCACCGCAGCTACGCAGTGTCTGGGGAAAAATATTGTATTATTCATTTGATCAATTCTGCGAGGACTACAAAGGGTAATAATATAAGGCAAGCCAAAAACCACATTCTAAAAACCTCCCACTAAATGACGAATAGCAATTTTTACAGGGTGAAGGTGCCAGTTTCCTTGCCATCAATGGCAAAGGCAAACAGCGTACCCTTGTTGATCGCTGCAAAATAGCCGGTCCGGGCATACTCCTCTGCATAATGCTTTTCAATCAGCTCAAGGGTCTCCCGGAGCTGGAGCATCGCAGCGAATTCGTGCTTGCAGTTGTAGCTACAGAAGCAGTCGCACACCAACTTGCTAATCTCGCCGTTGGCATACTCAAATTCAACAACATAACCCTCGCTGCCTTCGACTACAGCGTATCCCTTGGTGCCGTTGAGGCTGATGTACCGCACACGGTTTTCCATATAGTAGTCGTGGCCACGCTCTGCGATGGTGGGGTTAATATTCATAGTCTTGAGGTCGTCCAGCCGGAAGGTGCTGTCATCCGTACCACTTTCGTATTCGTCCTCTTCCTTGGAGGGGGCCTTGAACCACATAGTAATCTGCTCCGCAGGCAGTGTGTAGGGGTCGAAGGTGACGAAATGGGAGCCGGCCATAAAGAACTGACCGTGAACCTCGGTATTGCAGACTGCGATAACCTTCTTGTATTCAGAAACCTTGATTTTGAAGTTGTAGTTGAGTTCCACAACTCGGCCCAACTGACCTTCCAGCTTGCCATCCACATACACCAGATCGCCAACCTTCAAGTCAAACTGGTCATTGTAGTAAGACAGTGCCATACCCTTGCCGGGGAAACGGACCTGCACCACAGACTTGCGGGCTACAGTCCCTTGCTCCTCTTTCTCCTGGACGGTGGGAGCAACCCTCTTTTCAGCATCATAATTGCCAAAACCACTAATCTTAAATGCCAT